GAAATGAGATGGCTAAGTTCTATGATGAGCTGAACTCAGCAATCGCCCGGCACAACTCCACAGAAATGAATACTTTAGCTAAGTTTAACGCTGGGGAAACTAACACAATTTCTGAATTTAATGCTCAGATGTCCGATAGCCGGGACCGCTTCTACAGCGAGATGCAATATAATATTGATGTCAGCAACGCTAAATGGCGGCAGTCGGTAGAAACCACTAATACCGCTATGATGTTTGAAGCTGTGGGGCAGGACGTTAAGAACGCTTTAGATATCTCTACAGAGGCTCAGAACAGGCTCTGGGACAGTGTAGATAACCTGTTGGACTATATCTTTAAAGGTGCTGACAATGAGGCTACCCGAGACGCTGAAATCCTAGCTGCTCAAATCCGAGCTCAAGCTGGCAGCGGAAGCAGTTCTAGCGGTAAGTGGGGAGCCTTTGGCCAAATAGCGGCTGCTATTATTACGGCACCTAGTGACCAGCGCCTCAAAGAAAACATCGAGCATTTAGAAACTGTGGACGGTATCAGGTACTACACTTGGGATTGGAACTCCGAAGCTAAGCGCGTGGGCTTAAACAACGGGCCCACTTTTGGCGTGATGGCACAAGAGGTCCAGAAGACCCATCCCCAAGCTATTGTGCAAGGCCCACACGGATACTTGCTGGTGAATTACGGAGCGCTGCCTCAGTGATCTCAGACACAGTAATACCCTTTCCCCAGCAAAGTGCTGTTGACCGCCAGTTCGAAGAACTGGAGCGGCAACGTGAGCAAATTAGACAGCAAGCGCAATTAATAGCGGAGCGTAGAAATGAAGTTTGAAGATGCCATTAAGAAATCCATCAAAGGGTTTATCGAAGGCAAGGTGCCCCGCAATATTGCAGAGATGTCTGAGGAAGGGCTGATCTATACGCCCGAGTACCTAGACAAGCTTGAAGAGGCGATGATGGCAGAGCCAGAGGCTGCTGAGCCCACCGAAGAGGAGATGCTCGATGCAGAAGCTTAGTTCGCCAATCCCCGGAGCTAACTTTACCACCGATACCCGCAACTATGGCTGGCATAGGCCCCCGGACATTGTGGATTATGATGAAGGCGTTGAGTATTTTATCACCAAGATGGACGAGCCCCGGGAGACTGACCTTATTATGTCTCTTATTGATCTGGAGACACCAATCACAGTGATCACCGCTAGCCTAATGCTTCAAGGCATTAGCCGGGGAAAGATCCCCATTGACCTTGCCATACTCATGTCGGGGCCTGTCGCTCGGTATATTGAGATTATGGCTAAGTCTGAGGGTAAAACCTACGAGATGGGTGCTAGCGATAAAGATCGTGTGTCGATCACTCCTACAGCACTTAAAATGGCGCTTGGGCTCATAGATGCCGAAGACCCAATGCCTACGCCAGAAGCTGTCGAGCAGACGCTTGAGGAACCGCCAGAAGGCGGTCTCATGGCAATTCCAGATGCGCCTTTAGTAGCGTCTGAGGACGAGCAACAATCCATGCTTGGCGTGGATGAGGAACCTGTTGAAGAGGAGATGGCTGATGGGATGGCGTGACGTACAAGCTGGAGTTGCCAGCGGAAGCATAAACTACGCTCAGAAGCCTGACAAATTCGGCAGCTTTATGGAGGGCTTTGCCTCTGTTTATGCGCCTATGATGAGCAAAAAACAGGACGCAAAGCTTAAAGCTGACGCTCTAAAGGCCGCTGATAAGAAAGTGGCGCAGACTAAGCTGCAAGAAAAGCGTGAAACGCAAGCAGATGAAGACGCCCTGTACCTCAAACAAGCCCAACAGATTGCCCGAAACGTAGGTTTTGAGGGAGATGATGGCACGATTAACTATATGTTCAATCAGCTGGTGACCTTCAAAGGGGACGCCACAAAAGTTGAAACAAACTATGAAGCAGGGGTCAAACAAAACCGCATATCTAGAAAAGTTGAAGAGTTTGCTGGCCCAGTCCAACCCGGTGCCCCGCGCTTTGATATGCCCGAAATGGATAGGCTTGTCCAAGGTGAATCTGCCGGGGACATCAATGCAACCCTGATTGGCGAGTTTGACGGCAAGAAAACTTTCTTCAAAACAGACAAACCTGTGTCTGAGATGACCCTGCCAGAGGTGCTAAAGCTTGTTAAACGAAAAGGAGATTATTTCAATTGGTCTAAGCTCAATATGCCTCCGGGTACGAAAGCCCATGACAGGGGTTTGGCGAGTACTCCCGTTGGTAAATACCAATTCGTAGGAAATACGCTGCGTGGCTTTGTAGGGGAAGGTGGTCTTTTTAATAAGCTAGGTATCACGGTTGATACCGTATTCGATGAGAAAACTCAGGATAAGCTCTTTATCGGCTATGCTCAACAACGGCTTGCCTACGCTAGGGGTCAGGGCTACGATCCCGCTTCAGAAAAAAGGGCTGAGCGGCACCTCCTGAGAAAAACTTGGGAGTTTTTAGACCGAAAAGATAAAGCCGGCAATTACCTGACCTCAGATGAAGATGTCGATAAGCTCATTGCAGAGATCGATACAGGCACAGCAGACAAAACCATTGATGGTATAAGCAACAGCCGAGCGTTTAAAGAATGGGCTGCTGGGGATAGATCTCAGCCCTTCGAGGGCACTGAAGGCGGTTATCAAGAAAACGTAATTACGTTGGAGCCAATGAAACCAGCTGGCTTTGATCTCGATTTTGCAAACATTAAAACTGAGCCTGACGCAGAGGCATTAATTGCTACGATTAATGCTGATGATAGCATAGGTGAAGCAGAAAAGAATGCTGCTCTTGCCCAAGTGCAAGAGTTTGTGAAAACGCTAGACGTATTCGACTTTTCAGAGTTCCTCGACAAAACACGCATACAAAATTCTGGGGATGCCACTGGAGCAATCCTCACTATACAGAACAATACGAAAATTTCTAACGAGAACAAAGATGCGTACATATCTCAGCTGACGGACATCATGGATAGGTACAATGAGCAAGCTCTCAAAACAGCTCGAGATAAAAAGGATGCTATAGCGTACTACCCAGTAGGCGAAGACGGCATGATTGATCTGGCCGGTAAAATTCTTATAAAAGAAGTTACCAAACAAGTGCCTAAAGAAGGTGGCGAAGATGGTGAAACGGTCACTGCATCAGTCTTTGTAAATGCGCTTGATGAAAGTCAGGTGATAGACGATGTTGATAAAGGTTTCCTTGCTCCAGACGGTGACGTAGCCACGATGGTCAAGGTCTATAACACGCCTATTCAAGAAGCTTCCGAGCTTGTTCAAGACGGCATTAGCATTGTAGATAACCTGCTTGATTACCGTAAATTAGTCACTGAAAACCCCGGCGCTATGAACGATTACCTTGTAGCGATTGGTGGGGCTAACGAAGAAATCAACCAGTTTGCCACGGCATTCGCATCTATGTTTGGCAAAGATGATGTTAGTTACGAAAGGGTTGCAACAGCTGCTACACCAATATTTGAAAAGCTAGGTACACCAAACGACAAGTTGTTGTTTGCAATGCAGCTGAGAGCGGCATACGACCAAGCGCGTTTGATGGGGTCTACGGGGCAAGGCCTGTCGGATAAAGAATTGGGGATGAACCTACAACAAGTTGGCAAAGGGTTGTCCCCAGAAAAGGCTTTGCCTATCATAAATAGGCTAATCAGCAGCACAATTCGCACTATCGAGAATAAGCGTAATGGTAAGATTGGTTCAATCATTGCTAGTAGAGAAATCACAGGAGGCTTGAGGGCCTACCCATACGGGCAAAATTTCAATCAGTACGCTATGTCAGCATTTACTAGCGAAACCTCGAACAACTATGACGCACTAAAGTCTATTCAGATATATGACGCACTTGCTGGCAGAACAGAGTTTAGTCCTACGTCTGCAGCCGCGCCCTCTACTGAAGAATTAAGCCCTGCTGATTTATTTACTGCGTATAGCAACGGGGAAACAATTACAGTCACACAAGCGCTTAAAGATGCGTACCCCAACAGTACAACTCTACAAACCGCACCCGTAGGTGGCACCTTAAGAAAAGGGAATTAAATAATGGCTGCTGATGCGGTGAACGAAGATCCATTTGAAGGTGCAATCTTAGTCGAAGATGATGAAGCTGATCCGTTTGCGGATGCAGTGTCCCCACCTTCCTTCGAGGCTGCTTTCCCAACAAATATGTACGATAATCTTAGCCTCGGAGAGGCGATGGATCGATATAAGGACATTGTTTATCAGAAAGACGAGGACGGGAACCACACCAGAGAGCTGAACCCGAATATTGAGCTGGTGGGTAAATCCCATAGATTTGTGAGAGAGGATGGCAGTGATTCACTGATCCCAACACCCGAAACCAGTTTGATGGGCGGGGCAAGGATGCTCTTCGGTGCAGATCCATATGATGTTACTGCCAAGGTCAGCGGCGCACAAATTTTGGGCAAGGGCTTCCGAGAAAGCTTCTCTGATCTTCGAGAAGCAGACGCCGCGTTTTTGGAGAAAACAGGTGGGGCTGATCTACTGAGATCTTCCCCAATTGGCGACCAATATCCAGAAGACCTCGTAGCAAGCGCCAAAGAAAAAGCAGTTAATGTCGATACAGGTGGAACTTTTTGGGATGCGATGATTGCGGACGCTGGCCCTGCAATTATTGCTGGTCTTCCCGCTGGGATGGGCACAGTACGTGGTTTGTCGCTTATCCCGCAAGCAACATCTAAAGTAGCCAATGTTGTCCTCAACACCTTTAAAGGTATCACCGCGACCCTCACAGGTGAAACGGCTGCAACGCTGACCACAGGCACTGACGAGAAAACTCTTGTGATGGGCCCTAACGCCACCTTTCCAGCCTTCCCTGATTTGGTAGAGCTAGGAGACGAGGATGCGGATAAGGTTATCGAGCACAGGCTAAATGTGCTTGCCGAGGGCATGGCCCTTGGCGGGGTTGTTTTAGGAGCGATAGCTACAGCAAAGGCAGCTGTTACTACTGCAGGGCAATTCCTTTTAGGTGGATTTGTTAATGCTGCCCGGGGACCAGAAAGAGCTGTGTATATGCAGCTATCTCTCGAACTGGCTAACTTACCCCCAGATGCTAACGAAGCAATGCTAGCAGAGGCACGTAAGCGCATAGCCGAGATTGTCAAAGCTAATAAAGAAGTCCTAGTACAATCTATTCGTGGCATGGATGAAAATCAACAGGTCACCATCGATACGGTAAGTGCGCTTTTAAAGGGCACTGGTAATCAAGCTGATCGAAGCAATGCCTTGGGCGTCAGGGCTGGGGCCATGAACATCCCGGGATCACCTGTTGTGAATGCTGTTGATGCGCCTATCGACGCGGTGCAGCAAGACTTAAGGCTACAGGCGCAAGAGCTGGGTGGAGAGACGGCTGCTGAGCAGACTGCCAAGCTGCAAGATGGAGTAGAGGCTCTTACGGAGACTGCCCGGACATCTGTGGATGATGTGAGCGGTGGTCTAGCACAAGCGCAAGCAAAGTATGATGCAGACTATGCAAAGATCATGAGTGGCTTTGATCAAGACCTAGAGGCCACAGATATAATCGATAAGCTTGCAGCTCAATATGGCACTGACTTAGACGGCCCAGCTACAGTGGTCAGAGACCGCATCAAGCAACTTTTAGAAGTATCGTATGTAACCCAGCGCACTGACAAGGATGCTAAATACGCAGCTGTAAGCGGTGGGCCAATCGATGCTGAAGCAATCGTTGGTCAGTTTGAACGTATTGATCTCGGCAGCATCACCGAAGCAGAAATTCTGTTGAAAAAAAATGATGGGGCGGTAGGAAGACTTCATAAGCTTGTGCAACCTAAAATGGTTGCTGATGAAGCTGGCGAAGAGGGCGCTATGCGCCGTGAAACGCCAGAGGAAGTTATAGATCGTGTGCAGGAGTTTATAGACAATGACCCGAGGCTTAACTTCGGGTTTTTCTATAAAGACGTTAGACAAGAAATGTCCCGGCTTGCAGCCGAATTATTCAACAGAGATCGTCTTTTAGCTGGTTCAGAAGTGCGGAACTTTATCAAGTTCATCGATAACGACATGCTGGACTTTGTTGAGGACGAAGGCGGCGATGCGCTTGCTGCAAACGCTAGAGAAGCTAAACGATATTTCGCAGAAGATTACATGTTCAAATCTGGTGGCCCGGGAGCACCAAAGTCGAAGCTAGCTGAGTATGCTGAGCTGTACGATAGTACCCTTGGTCGTACCAACAAGCAGGATCTCACCGCAACAATGAAAGGTGGGGGATTTAACAGAGATGCTTACGACAGCGACTTTGAGGATCTTTCCACCAGCTGGTTAGAGCAGGGTAACCGCTTTGATATCGCGCATCTCAAAAAAGCGCTAAGCACCCTCAAAGGAACAGATGGCGGCGAGATTGCAGATTACATGGTACTGAAGGTACTAGGTCGCTTTGCATTGGATGCTAGGGCTGGCGGTATTGATGGCATTGACTATGGCAAGCTGACCAGCGAACTCGGTAAGTACTCAAGCGTATTATCAGCTAATTTCCCGCAAAAAGCTGACATGATAAATGGCTTCCTAAGACGCCTAGAGACTGCCAAAGGCAGTCAGGAGGAGCTGCTCAAAGTACTCGAGAGTACGAAGGCTAGCGCAGACAAAGGCATAGCGCAGCTGCAGGGCAGTATTCTCACAGAGTTCTTTGATAAGTCGCTCACCCCACAGCTTAAGCAGATTGCTAACAGCTCAGAGATCTTTGCCACATCTGACCCGTACAAAGCGTTCTCTGGGTTCTTTACCGGGTCTGAGACTGTTAGCCGAATGCGACAGCTCCTACAGGCGATTGAAGCCTCACCAGAGGCTAATCGTCCTGTGATCAAAGATGCGCTAAAGCTAGCTTATAATAAGTTTCTAGACGATAAGCTTATTGGCAGAAAGCTCCAGACGAGTGGCGTTACACCTATGAACGTGGCTCCCGGGGAGAGAGCTGCTGATGAGCTCACCCCTCTGTTTAGGGTGGGCAGGGAGATATACGGAGATGAGGGAGAGACGCTGTTTAGTGGTCTTGAAGCATCACTTGGTATGGCCCGGGAGACAGAAGCATTAAAAGGTGCAAGCCCGATAGCAGGGCAATCGCGCACCGCTTATAATCAACAAGCCCGGACAAATACAAATCGTATGATTGCTATCTTTATTGGGCCTCTGAGCCGTATCGGTACAAGACTTCGATCCATTCTCGGTGGGGCAATTGAGAAAATGGATCCAGATTCACGGGGGATGGCGATCAGACAAAATATCCTAGCTAATCCTGACGAGTATCTCGCTCTAGCCAGCAAATATAACAAAAATCCGGGGGATCCTTTATTAGAAGAAACCCTGCTTTATTTCCTTGGATCTGGCCTACTTAAAACGGACCTAGATGCGGATGCTGACGGTGTGCCGGGTATGCTCGAGGATGCACAAGCAGAAGTAAGCGAGGCAGCTGAAGCAATAAATGCAGTAGTCCAATAAAAAACCCGGGGGAGCAACCCCCGGGTCTATATAGCAGCTCGGAGAACGACCAAGAACCCCTCACTGCCACAATCCTAACTGACGTAAGCCCTCCAGTCAACTCTGGGGGGTTTTTTGTTGGCTGGCATACGCTAGCTCACTGTTAGTACCATAGCAGATACTTTAGTGGAAGGGGCTAGCGCTCATTTATTTCTTTCTTAGTCATCCGCCAAACGTAAATAGGCGTCTCGCCACCGACATAAGAGCCTAGAGTATTAAATGTGAAGTACTCATGCGCTTCAGAACGATCCATCCCGTCCTGCATAAGTATACTGACGCATTTTTCTGCGTCATAAACTACTAAGTCGGGAGAGCCACAACGCTCCCCCACTCCAATTATAGCTGTATCAAAACCGTCAGCAATGAGCATTATTCACACTTTCTGAGGCCTGTGGCGGGGTCATAATAACAAGCTCCGCCCTCTTCTATGAAGTTGTCGGGTTCTTCGATATCAGGCTCTGCTACATCCTCTACCGCTGATGCATTCAAAATTCCAAAACGCTTTCCGCTGGCACGGAATGTAGTACAACCTGATGATCCTCCTTCAAACGCTTCCATATAAACACGCTTGAAGTCTTCCCAGCCCACCTCGTCCCCGACATTGCACGTTTTAGAACATGCGCTATCGACATATTTACTGGCTGTGTTGAGCACTTTCACATGATCAAATACGGACAGCTCATTAGTTGTTTTGCCCTTGATCCCAAAGTTCTGATAGCCATAATCCTTCACAGTTTCGATCCTTGGCCCATCAAACGTCTGGATCGTTCTATCGTAACTATGTGAGAATACAGGCTCGATGCCAGAGCTCACATTGTCCGCTGACAGGCTGATTGTGCCAGTAGGAGCTACGGACAATAGATGGCTGTTTCTGATGCCGTGGGTCTTTATTAAAGAGCGGATACTAAGGGGTAATGTTTGTGCAAATTCAGAATCTAAGTACCTATCATCGTACAGTGGGAACTTACCTTTTTCGACGGCCAATGAGATAGAAGTCATGTAGCAGCCGTCCCGAATGACGCCCATGATTTTCTCTAGCCAGTGGATGAAATCATCTGACCCATATTCATGGCCCATTGCTTCAAGGGCATTTGCCACGCCAGTTACCCCTAGCCCCATCCTGCGAGTGTCCTTGGCTTGTTTCTCTTGCTGGGGCAGCGGATAAGTTGCTCGGTCCACTACGTTGTCCATACTTCTTACAATATGTGGGATGTCGTTCTTCAGCATCTGCATGTTAAATGCATATGTGAAATCAGGCTTCATCTGTATGTACTTAACGAGGTTGAAAGATCCTAACAAACACGCCCCATAGGGCGGCAAAGGCTGTTCCCCACAAGGGTTAGTCGCAGCAATCTTCTCACAATAATGCAGGTTATTTTTGCGGTTAATACGATCAATAAATAGGATACCCGGCTCCGCCCAGTCCCATGTGCTGCGTAGAATATCGTCCCACAATGCCCGGGCGTTGATAGTGCTGTAGACTGTACCCTCAAACACTAGATCAAAGTCAGTGTCGGCTTTCACAGCCTCCATAAACTTGTCGGTGACCCCCACAGACATGTTAAACTGAGTGAGGTCTGTGCTGTTGTTTTTAGCCCGGATGAACTTTTCGACATCTGGGTGATCCACCCTCAAAACGCCCATCTGAGCGCCCCTCCTGTGCCCGGCAGAGGCAATGGTTTTGCAGACTGCATCAAAGATGCCCATAAAGCTTAGTGGCCCAGAGGACTTGCTGTCTAGGCTCCTGATCAATGACCCGTGAGGCCGCAACGTAGACCAATCATAACCAATCCCGCCGCCCAGTTGCATTGTTCGTGCAGCTTCCCCAGCTTTATCCATAATACCTTCCATGCTGTCTTCGATAGTGCCACTGACAAAACAATTGTATGGCGTCACCGTTCTCGGTGCGCCCATAGCAGATTGCACACGTCCAGCTGGAAGAAATCTCTGGTTATAAAGGATCGTTCTGAAGTTATTAAAATGCGCTTCATCGTCTTTCAACGCTTCAGCAACTCTAGTCATAGCTTCGGTAAAAGTCTCGCCCTCAGAGCGGTATTTCATTGCATGTATTTCTTCAGAAATACCCAGCGTAGGCCCGTAGTGATTTTTCATGTCTGCTCCCTCAATACTAAATCGGATAGGTCTGGTTTTTTATAATTCGGCCCCTTTAAAACTTTGCCATCTGGACGTTTTAGGGGTGTGTTGTCTGGTCCTAATTTGGACATGTTGCTGACGTGAACTCGTCTGACAGCCTCATCGAGATCCCAGCCAAAACTGGCTGCATAACCGTAAGTAACGTATACTAAGTCAGCGAGCTCTTTCGCCATTGCCGCAGGTCTTGTACCCGCATCACTTTCGTCTGAGACCTCACCAAATTCTTCGGCTATTAAGCCGTAGCGGAGATCCTCTAAATTACGGTTGAATCGCCATTGCTCATCCAGAGGATGATCCATGCACTGAGCAAATTCTTTGACCATATCCAGTGGGGTGCAATCTAAATATTCGTCTGCAGGATCATCAGGCAAATCCTTTACCTGCTTATACAGTTCGATTATTCCTGCCAGCCGATCTTCCGCACAATCATCAGCATCCTCTTGAGTAATCATCGTTAAGCCTCCAATTTTTTGATAAGTCGATCCAAATACCAGCGGCATTTTTTCAAGTCCTCGAGGCCGTTTTTGTACGGCCAGCGCCAGAGATATTTGAAGGAGTTTTGCCAACAATATGCCTGATGGCTGGGTATATCCGCGCCCTCCGACATTGCTTCCATAGCCTCGATGCACTCGATATTTGCAGAGTTATAGTGCGGCGGCTTGTCCACCATATTTGCATGTAGTGGTGGAGACGGGTGCCCTTTCTCGGCCCATTTAGCCATCAATGGATCCGGGTCTTTTTGAACGGGACTATCTTGCCTTCGGCAAGGATATCTAAAAGCTCGTCATCTGGCTCAAAAACTATTTCTGACTCGTCCTCGGCCTCGTCTTTGGCGTCAATTAAAAGTCTTTGCAGAAGCCCTTGTCTGATCAGCAGCTCGGGAGCTGCATCCAGCATCATCTGAAGGCCAAGCAACATATCCACTTGGATCTGGTATTCGACCTCCCCCATCTCTTCTTTTTCAAGATTGTGCTGGGTCATAACGCTCAGCTCGCCCTCTTCCATATCGATTTGGAAGGCAATCATTAGCATGTTTTTGGGCAAATCAATCGGATCCATTACGGGCTCCTTGTTTTAATAGATTGAAAAAGTAGGCTGCATCGACCACCGCTAACGGCTGCTTGCGGTCTGCCTTAACGATCACCACGGGCTCCATGCCCTTTGGGGCATTGGCCGTGGCCTGATCCACGTAACTGTACACCGCTATGCTTTTCCGGGCCTTGCACTCTATGGTGATCCCCAGCAACCGTCTGGCAGCTGGAGATAGCAGCACATCCTCGCCATGAGCTCCCATAGGATTGCTTTTGCAGTCATCCAGCTCTAGCTCTTTAAACTTGGACAGTATTTTCTTAGCTGTCCATTGCTGCAGCTTGCGCCCTTTTGCTTTGGCTGATGATGTTTTAATCGCCATCGACGTACCACTTGAACGG